AGGTGAAGATGTCTTCTGGTATGAGGTAAAAGAGGAAGCCATTACGGAAAAAGTTGGAAAGCAGATAATGGGATAACGCCGGGGTCAACATGGGACTGGTTACATTTTATTCATGCCTGATTAGCCGCCGTTTCGATGATATTGGGAAATTCCGGAAGATTGTAGATCAACAATATTTTGAACTGTGCCTGATGCAGGCGGCAGAGAGCGCCTATTTAAACGGAATGGATAAAGAAGAATTAAAAGAGGTTATCTCCCGCTTCCTGGGTGACGGGAAGCGGGATGATTTCGAACGAATATGCCAGTATTATGAAAAGCGAAAATAAACCATGAAAAAAATAAACCACAGATTTACACAGATTAACACAGATAAAAATCAAAAGAATAAGTCACAATAATGACAAAAGTGATCTACTATTACAGATATAATAAAGATGTTCGATTGGTTTATTTCGCAGAGCGTTGGAACGAAAGGAATTTAAAGGCAAAAGGAATGCATATAAAAAATATAATAGCAAAACGAAAAATGACTGATTTAGAAATAGAAGAATATAAAGATTATAAGAGGGAATTCTTCCTAAAATATACAAATTGGGAATTTTTGTTTGAAGATGATAAAAATGTTAATGTCCCCGATGAATTTATTAATAAAATAAAGAAATTTGCTAAAAAAAATCCTTTACCCGGTAGCGAATTACCAATAAAAATCAGTGACAATCAAGCAAAAAGATGAAAGTGGAAAGATGAAAATATATTTTAAATATTATTATGCATCTAAATGGCTATGTCTTACTACGAGACATTATCTAATCCATTTTTGGATCTCGAAAATAGGAATTACTAATATCGGATTTAGATTATTGGGGATGACTTTTCAAATTGGGTTTAAACGTAAAGTAAATCAGTGAGAATCTGTGAAGTCTGTGGTTTAATTAAGGAGAAAATATGCCACGTAAAACAATAAAAGAATATCCGGATAACTGGGAAGAAATTGCCAGGGGGATCAAAGAGCGGGATGGCTGGCGGTGTCAGGAATGTGGTTTGGAATTTGCTCCGGATGTTAAGAAAGTTGTGGATGGGAATGGGAAGACTCAAACGCTGGGAGTGCATCATAAAGATAGAAATCCGCAAAATAATGATCCGGCTAATCTGATAACCCTTTGCTCTGCCTGCCACTGCCGGGCAGAATGGCCGCTGATTCGCCGGGAAATGTGGGAGAAAAAACATAAAGATCAATTAAAATTGTTTTAAGTATAAAGGTGGGGTGGTGGAATTGGTAGACACAATTATATTAAGTGGTAGTCGGTTTCAAGTGGTTCTCCGGCAAGGCATGCCGCAAATAATAATTAATAACCACTGCGGGTTCGAATCCCGCCCCCACCGCAAAAATTTTAATAGTGATGAGAAAGATATCTAAAAAACAGATTGCGCTGGTGCATGTGGCGCGGCATCGGCTGGGATTAGAGGAAGATACCTACCGGGATATTTTATCCCAGTTTAATGTGCAGTCCAGTAAGGAATTGAGTTATGCCCAGTTTAAAGAGCTGATGGATATTTTCGAGCGTATGGGGTTTAAGCGGCGCAGAAAGAAAAAGCGAAGTAAGAGTATCGATTTTCATCCGGTAAAGACCGAGCGCACCGGTCAAAAGGCAAAAGGAAGCCCTTTTCTACCTATTACCGATAAGCAGATGAAAAAATTATGGGCATTATGGAATAGTGTAAGCCGTGCACCGGTGGACAGCCGGGAAGCGGCTTTAAATAAGTTTGTAAAACGTATTACCGGGGTAGACCACTGGCGATGGTTAAATGTGGGGAAAGCGCAAAAAGTGATTATTGCGCTGGAGAAAATGGCAGAAACAGCAGGTAATTAAAGTTAATGACGGCAGAAAAAATAAAAGATATTCTAAAAAAATATCTAACCGAGCGAGAATTTAAACGGCTGGAAACTACCCTGGATTTAATCTTCCGGGACCGGCAAATCCGCCGGGAATTTCGTATTCTGTGCCAGAAGATCGGCGCAAAAAATGCCCGTGAATACCTGGCGGAGAAATATTTTCTTTCCGAAGCACACATCGATTATATTGTCTATGAGCGTAAAAGGAACTTGCGATAACGCTCTCCCTCAAAATTTCCACGTTTTTCTCTCCAACCGCTACAAATATATTGCAACGGAAGCAAAAAGAACAGGATCAGGGAATGAGCAAACATAATTTACTCCCGCAGGCGGAGCGCATGTTTATCCGTGAAGGTAAAGGCATCCAGGAAATTGCCGCGGCGATTGGTGTCGCTCCCAGCACGGTTACCCGCTGGAAGAAAAAACGAAACTGGGAACAGCGGCGCATCGATTATCAGAATTCTGCCATGAATATTGCCGAGAAATTGCTAAAGTTACTGGCAGAAGATGTGGGCAAGCTGGAGAAACTGGATTCTTCTTCTGTGGATAAAATTGTTAAGGCGGTGAAAGCCATCCGCAGCCTGAACCAGGATGTGGATATGTTAGGCGCTACCATAGAAGTAATGGAACAATTTGCCAATTTTCTGCAGAGTAAACATGCCCGTCTGCATGCCCATTTTCAGGAAGTTTTACCCCAGTTTTTAATCTATATGCGGGAAAAGTATAAGTAAGATTAAAGATTAAAGATTAAAGATTAAAGAGCATGGCGAAACGGATTACATTACGGGAATATGATCGGCGAGCCGAGGAGCTGATAAAGCGCATCCGGGCTGAAGCCAAGCCGTTTGAAGACGATAGCGATGAAGCAAGAGCCAGGCGCCGGGAAAAGGCTCGCAAGAACTTCGAATGGTTCTGTTTAACATACCTTCCCCACCATTTCGACGAAGGATTCTCCCGGGAACACCGTAAAGCAGTTAAAAATATTCATATCTGGAATAAGATTATTGAGATAATGACTTTCCGGGGATTCGGTAAGACTACCCTGTTTCTTACCGGATATGGTCTTTATGCAACATTATTTGAACTGGGCGGCAGATATATCACGGTTATCTCCGATAGCGAAGATCAGGCAATTGATGCAATGATGCCCATTAAGGTAGAGCTGGAAAACAATGCACGTATCCAGCAGGATTTTGGGAACCTGGTTAGCCACGACTGGGCAGAAGATGAGTTTGTTACCACTACCGGTATTAAATGGAAAGCCTTCGGCTGGCGCAGTAAATACCGGGGCACAAAATTTATGCAGTTTCGCCCCGACATTACCTTCATAGACGATCTGGAAAATGATGAGAATGTAAAAAATCCGGATCAGGTGAAAAAGCGCCTGGATTATGTATTGCAGACGGTATTTCCGGCAATGAATCGCAAACGAAAGCAAATTTTTTATTTGACCACTCGCCTGGCACGCTTTTGTGTTGCCGGGGAATTGGAGAAAAATCCGGAAATTGTAAAATATATTTTACCTTCAGAAAAGAATGGTAAAGCCACCGTTCCGGAAATGTTCCCTATGGAGGTATTAAAGCAGATTCGTAAAGTAATTGGAATTGTGCGTTATAGCCGAGAATATTTGTTAAAGATTTTATCGGATGAGACACGTCCCTTTCAGGATCAATGGTTTATCTGGATCCCGCGACCGGAAGAAAAATATAAACGGATCGTTACATTTATTGATCCCAGTGTGGGCAGTGGGCAGACGAACGATTATAAGGCAATTATTACGGTTGGCTGGAGTGGGAAATATTATGATGTGCTTTATGCCTGGATACGAAAAACAACTATCGATCATATGATCCGATCCACTTATACTATTTATAATAATTATCATCCCCATGTAGTAGGTCTGGAAGCGAATAATTTCCAGATATTAATAAAGAGAGAATTCCAGCGAGCGGCGAAAGATGAAGGCTTCCAGCTTCCTATAAAACCGGTGATACAAAAAGAGAATAAAGAGAGCCGTATTGTGCGGTTGAGCCCTTTGATTGAAAACGGATATATCCGCTTTGTGCGCGGTGCTGGAGATATGAATTTATTAGTTGATCAATTGCTGGATTTTCCGGATGGAGCGAACGATGATGGTCCGGATGCCCTAGAGGGAGCGATCCGATTGCTGGAGCGGCTGGTTGGTAAAACCGCCGATACGGAAATAAGCCTGATATAAATCGAGAATAAAAATTTGGGGTATAAAATGAGCGCTGAAAAGCAAACCGAAGTCTGGGTAATGCCGGTGGGGGAAGAGATATTAAAAGCCACCGTTCGCAAGGAGAGTAAGCAGATTCCCCCGGATAAAATGACCAGCGGACTGCCGATAGTGCAGCCTCGCATTAGTTTTGATGATTTACTTTTCTTTATGGATGTGAATGTATGGCATAAAATCAGCATCAAATTAAAGGCGGCGCTGGTAGGTGGGTTGGGATGGCAACTGGTCACCGAAGATGAGAATAAAGAGCCGGATCAGGTCTATAAAAGAATAATGGAGCTTTTAGAGCGCCCTAACGAGAAGTATCAGGAAACGTTTTCCGTACTAATGATCCGCATGCTTACCGATTATTTTGCGCTGGGAAATGGATGGCTGGAGGTTTCCCGTAACACCAAGGGCGAAGTTGCTGCCATCTACCATGTAAGAGGGAAAACGGTGCGGCGTAAAAAAGACTTTAGCGGTTACTACCAGGTGCGTTCTTTCAAAAAGCAGGAATTCCGGAATTTTGGGGATCCGAAAAACAGGGATAAAAATGAGTTGATCCATTTCTATGAATATGATCCGGAAGATGATTACTACGGGATCCCGGAATGGCTTCCGGCGATGGCTACCATGGCAATGGATCGAGCGGCGGTAGAATACAATACTTATGTTTTTGATAATGGCATGATGATTCCTTTTGCTATTATTATAGAAGGTGGCACACTTTCCAGGAAGGCACGTAATGCGCTAAAGAATTTTCTCCAGAAAAATTATAAAGGCATTGCTAATGCCGGAAGGGCAATGGTAATTGCCAATGATGATCCCAATGTGAAAATACGCATCGAAAAACTGGACACTCCCGGACTGCGGGATATGAGTTTCTCTAAAATGCGGCTACTCTCCAGAGATGAAGTCATTGCAGCACATCGAGTACCTCCCCGTTTAACCGGAATAATGACACCCGGGCAATTAGGCGGTGGCGGAGAAGTTTCCGGTCAGTTAAAAATATTCCAGGAAACATTGATTAAACCGGAACAGCGTAAATTAGAAAATATTTTAAACCGAACCATTCTGGCTTCCTTTGGGGAGCATAAATGGAAAATTAAATTCAATGAGCTGGATATCTCGGATCCCCGGGAAGATGCCGAATGGTATAAGACGATGGTGGAAATCGGCGCCCTGGATCCCGATGAGGTGAGAGAAGATGCCGGGTATAAACCGCGGGAAAGCCAGCAACCGCCAGTGGATAAAGCCATGAAACAGATTGCCAAAGCCCTGGAGGGTGTTCGGCAGATTTTAGAGACGGAGTAGCCAGTGTATTGGAGACGCAAGACAATTGTTGAGTTTCGGAAATTATGGGCAGTAATCCGGAAAGATAAATACGATCGTCTGGTAGCGGAGCTGCAGGATCTTCTGTTACAGAATTGGGATCAGGCAACTCGCCAGGCGATTGCCGATGTGATCAGGGCGCTTGCCGGCAGGGAGAAATTCTCCGAAGCCGAATTGAACCAGATGTTGCAGCAGTTGCGTATGCGCCTGGGTATTAAGTTTGCCAATGATATGGCAGCACCCCTGTTTGAAATACAGTTGAGCGCTTACGGGCTGGGGATGAAAGATATTATCCGTGTAAAACCCTCCTTCCAGGTAATTGATCAGAAAGCATTAGATGCCCTGCAGCGGCATAATATTTTCTGGATCCGCAATTTCTGGGATGAGCAATTGGGGCAGCAGGTAGCGGAGTTAGGGCGCCAGGTGATTGAACAGGGATTGAGCCGCGAAAAAGCAGGGCTCCTGTTTGAAGAAGCCTTCTCCGGTCGTTTCGAAAATTATAGCTGGCGCTACTGGCAGGGCTTTTCCAACCATGTGGTGACCCGCAGCCGGGAGTTAGGAAGGGTAGAAGGATATGTGCGAGGCGGAATTAAATATCTGGAAATCCGTTCTGTATTGGACCGGCGAACCACACCCCTTTGCCGGGAAATGCATGGAAGAATCATCCCAGTTCAGGATGCAGTAGAATTACGGAATGCCATTATCAACGCAAAGTCTCCGGAAGAAGTTAAGAAAATTGCACCCTGGCGAAAATTAGAAGAGATCTCCGGAAAGCCAACTTCTAAACTTCCCAAAGGCATGGCTTTACCACCATATCATTTTAATTGCCGGACACGAACTATAATGGTTAAAAAGGCACCTTCTATAAAGGATATCGATTTTAATAAAAAAGGAGCCGGCAGGGAGCTGCGAGAAAGCCTGCGGCAGATTATTAATAACCGGGAGCAGATTTCCGGAAAAGAATTGAAGAAATTAATTGAGCGAGCTATGGGTGCCGACTGGAAGGATATGAAGGGGCACTTCTATAAACACAGAAATGAAAAATATACCGGCTGGAAAAGTATAACGGAAATGAATCAGATGGTCTCCGATTTGATCCGTAAGGGCGGGCGCGATATTTACCTGCAGATATATGAAGATAAATATCCACGCATTATTTTCCACGGACAAAATGTAATGTTAGCAGTTGATCCGATAGATAAAACCATATTAACAATGTTTTCTGTTAAAGATATTACGAAACAATTGCAACGCAGGAATAGTAAATTTATATTACAGAAGAAAGGTAAAAAGATAAATAAATGGTTTATGATGGCAAAGAACGATAAAGAAGTGTTCGAACTGGCGTATGATGCATGGGTTAAGCATGTGCAGGATCTGTTAGATGAAAGCGACCCATACTGGCAGGATCGTTTATTGATTGCTCGCACTGAAATAGAAGATTATTTAGAGGTGCATCCGGAAGCAGTAAGCGAAGACCAGCGAAAAGCCATAGAAAAAGCAGATCGGTGGCTCCTGGACCATGCCGATGAGAAAGCTATTAAGAAAGTTATCCAGGGGATTCCTGATAAACCTTCCATGAAATACTGGTGGGAAGACATAGAAACGCTCCGGAAGAAGCGCGAAGCGCTTCAGGAAAGTGTTGCGAAGGTGTTGTAAGCGCTCCAGAATCGACGTTCCTAGTCAGGATATCTATTTGTATCCTGATCATAAAACCCTACCTTTAAATTCAATCCCGCAAAATTTTCACGTTTATTCCCTTCCTTATTCATAATAATATCCCTTCGGATGAATAAAGGGAGAAATCCATTGCCGGAGAAGAAGGCAAAACGGCTGTTAAAAGACGTGGAAATTCTTTTTATCAGCCTGGTGGATCAGGCAGCTAATAAACGCACAATTGTCTGGAAATCTAAGAACGAACATTCCCCCACCCTGGAACGAGAGATCCCGATTATTAAAGTTGACGAAGAAAAGCATATTGTATATGGTATTGTTTATGCGCCGGAAGATGTGGATACGCAGGGCGATATGATGACGGCGGATGAGATAGAGAAGATGGCTTATCGTTTTATGAAGGCACGGCGCACAACCAATGTAGATGAGCAGCATGATTATGATCCGGATGAAGGCTATGTGGCGGAGAGCTGGCTTATCCGGGCAGGCGATCCGCTCTTCCCGAATGAGAAAGAAGGCGCCTGGGCTGTAGGTATTAAGGTAGAAAATGAAGAAACCTGGGAAAAAGTAAAGAAGGGCGAAATTACCGGTTTAAGTATGGGTGGCTATGGAAAGGCAATTGAATTAGAAGATGATGCCGGAGTTGAAAAATCGGTAGTTCCCTATAAAGCATATCCTGTGGTGGAAGGCAAGTGGGATAAAAATGCAGCTATAAAACGCCTGCGCGCCTGGGCAAGCAGCGATGGCAGCGGGGATAAAGATACCATTGATTGGAAAAAATACCGCCAGGGTTTTGCCTGGTATGATAAAAATGATCCGGAAAATTTTACCAGCTATAAACTACCGCATCACGATGTTGAAGACGGAAAACTGGTAACGGTTCGCAATGGTGTATTCTCGGCTGCTGGCGCACTGGAAGGTGCACGTGGTGGGGTCGATATTCCGGAAGAAGATATGCCCGGCGTGCGATCTCATATTGCAAAACATTATCACCAAATGGATTTAAAGGCGCCATGGGAAACGGAAAAAAGCGGCATCTGGGATAAAATGAGAAAAACGTTAACGAAAATATTCCTGGGGGATAATATGATCCGGAAAGATTTTAACGAAGAATTTAAACGAAACAGTATTAATCAGGCGATCTGGGCACTGCAGGACGCACTAAATAAAAATCTGCAGGACGAATCCGTAGACGATAAAACTACCGCCATGAAAGCAAGTGTTAATCAATTTTTGGATTTTTTAGATAACCTTGAGAAAG